CCTTTGGCGTATAGAACATAATTAGACGCACCTGCGTTAAGTTGCAGGCTGCTTTGGTCTGCAGCAGATGTGCCGCTGTTTGTAAGCCGTAAACGGTTTGTGCCAGATGATGCTGCGATGTCAACTTTATAGCTAGGCGTAGAAGTCCCCAGACCTAGTTTCCCGTCCGATGTGATGCGGAGGCGTTCTTGTCCGTTCGTCTGAAAAGCGAGATCATGGTTGGTTGCCGTTCCCCAATAGCCAACTGATCCAGCTTCGGTGATCCTGTTGACAACGTTGGTGACCTGGCTGGCAAATGTGCCCCTAACACCCAGAGCCTCGCCGTATCCGAGCGATGAGCCTACATTTACATTCCCACTCGCATCAACAAACAACCGCCCAGTGCCACCAGTCGAGATGGCTACGTTGTTGCTAGAGGGTAGATAAACCCCGTTTGTAGGCACGCTGCTCCCACTCGGGATTAAAGCCGCAGCCGTTAAATTGCCAGGAATCGTGACCGCACCAGTAGCCGAAATCTCAAGGCGTTTCGTCCCGCCAGTTGAAATAGCAATCTGGTCTGCACCAGGGCGGTAAATACCAGTATTTGCGTCCCCATCGAAAGCAATGCTTGGAGCAACTTCTGACCCCGTGCCAGCGTTCTCCATCAAGTCAGCAATGCTGACCTTCTTCGTCTCGTCGGTAACTACATCGACGATGGGCAGTACATCAGTGCTAGCGGGATCTGTATAAGCGTTCAGATCCGTAATCTTGACGTTGGCCATCGAAGCTGCTCCGGTATTGGAATTTTAGTTGTGGCTTAGGTCTTGATACAAGCCAGCAATGCCACGTTGACCGGACGGGTCTCAGTGCCAAACCGTCCTACCTGACCAGCGTTTGTCGTCTTGGTCGCATCCGTAGTACCGGTGGTATCACCAATTTGGGACAGGCCAGCGCTAGTGCTAGTGGTGTAGGCAACCGTGTGAGTGTGCTGCTGCAGCTGGTCGGTCTGGTTTGAACCGAAACTACGCCCGCTGTCTACATCCGAGGTAACCGACTGGTCGTTAGCGCCGCTGTTCCAACCCCGAACAAACTGACCACGGAGGTCAGGCAGCGCAAAGGTTGAACTGCCATCACCGGCACCAAATGCCGTGCCGATTGCAGAAAACAAAGTTGCGTAAGTTGTTCGGCTTACAACGCTGCCGTCACAAACCAAATATCCAGTTGGCGCAGTCTGCCGAGCGGAGTAAATGACCGTACCAGCAGGGGTTGGGTCACTGACGTCAACTGCAGCAACTTGATCGTCAACGTATTTCTTGGTAGCCGCCTGCAGGTTTGCGGTCGGAGCTGCATCTAGGGTCAGCGTCCCAGTCAGGGTGCCACCGGAAAGCGGTAGATAGGTGCTGGCTGCGGTCGTAATCTGCAAATACCGCGCATCACCTGCGGTTTGCGTAATACCAAGCGGGTCAACGCGAACAAAACTTGACCCATCAAACACCTTTAGTTCATTTGGTGTCTGGCTGGTATTAAGCCACAATTGACCTTCTGTTGGGCTGCTCGGCTGAGTGTCGTTGGGGTTGGTAATAACTGCCGAACTAGGCAGGAAACTGACCAGCGAAAAACCGGCGCCGTTATAGATCTTCAGCTCAGGCGGGTTGTTTGAGGTATCAACCCAAAGCTGACCGTTGGCAGGAGATGACGGAACATCTGAGCCACGGGTGGTTCCAAGTTGAACCATCGCCAAGCCCAGGTTTTCGCCTGTGATTCGCTTGGTCTCCGTGGCACTGACATCAGCGAACACCAGCAGGTCATTTTCAACCAGCGTGTCCGCTGCGTTTAGCTGGGATATGCGACGGTCAGCCATTAGTAGCCCACAACGACGAGGTCAACAGTTCCGGCAACCGCAGTGCCCGATGAGTTCCTGCATTCCACTGTAATTGAAGTGGTGGATTTGGATAGGACCACTGCCGTGACCGCTGATGTGTTTTGGAGCGTCACCTGAACGCTGGTGATTGCACGGAACGTTTTAGTCAGGCTGATTGCCGAACCACCAGAGCTGCCACTGATGGATGCATCGTTGATTGTCTCGATGACATCGGGGTAGTCCAGCTCCGCAATCAATTCGGTGATCTTGCCAGGGGTGATGCCATCAAGGGATTTGAACGTGGTCTGCACTCGATAGACGTCACCCAATAACCGTTCATAGGGTGCATAGGGGTGGACAATGCCGCCCTCAGCCAGTTGCGTGTCGGTGTAGTAGCGCTGCTCGCCCAAGATGCCGTCAGCAGATTGCTCTAGCAAAATCTTGTCGTCGTTGTTGGTGCCATCAGGCTCCTGGACTAAAACAAGGTCGGCGCCAGTCAAGGCAACCAGTTTGTGCTGATACGTTGCCGTGGCGGTCGTTGTCAGCAGCAGATTGCTTTCTGACTCATTGTTATCAAAGTTCCAATTGAAAATGCTGTCTTTGCCTGCATCGGTCTGAACTAGGTCGCCATTGCCATCGACCTCACAGTTGATGTAATTGCCTGTCCAAGTGTCAGTACCACCTTGGTCGCGGGCATCAATGGTCGCAACAGCATTGCTAAGTGGTGGCGCACCAATGTTGACCAACACAAAGGCAGGAAGGTCTGAACGCCATTGGGTAGCGTCAACCGCCTTCACCATCACAACCCAGCTGTCGGTATCAAACAAACTGGTTTCAAACCATTGTTGATTTGCGTTCTGACCGCCAGATGCAAGTTCAATACCAGCGCCCCAGCTGGCAGACAAGTTCAGGCGAGTAGCCAGAGCTGCTGGACCAGAAACGTTATATACGCCAGTGGCAGTGCCGGTCAGATTGATGGCAGCACCACCGGGGGTTGATGCAACTTTGAACTCAACGCTGTTGAACCCATCCGCTGCGACGTAGTAAGTCGTCCCGGCTGTAATGCCAGTGGGCAGAGTTCCTGAACTAGCAGCAAAAACAATCTCTTCGCCAACGGTCAGCAGGTGCTGGTTGGTTTTGATGCCATTAACCGTTGAGGTCTTAACAGTGATGATGTCAGTGGCAACATCAAACTCAACGATGTTGGTAGAAAGCTCGCCTTGCTTGTAGCGAACTTCATAGCCAACAATATCGCTGACAACCTTTTGGTCCCAGCTGCCGTACTCACTCAGCGGCAGTTGCCAGCTGAAGCGCTTGACCGTGCGGTTGACGTTCTCAACAACGCTGAAATTACTTGGAGTGGGAGGTGCAATCTCGCCACGCTCCACCACGTCATAGATGTAATCGTCAGGCTCTTCACCGTAAATTGCGCTAGTGAAGCTGACGCGGATGTCATAGGTATCAGGCGCGTGGAACGCGATGGTGTAATAGCCCGTTAGCGGGACATCAGCCAAGAAATACCAGCCATCGTTGTTAGGAGTCTTGACCCCAGGAATTTCGCCACCCTTTAGGTTGCGTGGTTTTGCCCAACAGCGGTAACCCGTAATACGGGGCAGGATTGGGCACGTTCCAGGGTCAATAATGATTAACTGCGTGCCATCGGGTTGGTTGGCGTGAGTGCTGGTTGCGTTGTATTCAGGGTCGCTGATATCTGGAATTGGCGCAAAGTTGACAACATCAACGGCCGTAAATTCACTTTGACGACTGAGGCGGTCAAACGTTGCCGCACGGAACTGATATGTGGCAGCCCCATAGACAAAATCAGGCAAGCTGATTGATGCGCTAGTGACTGCTGTTATTTCGGCTTCATTCCATTGCGCTGCTGTTGACTCACGCCATTGATAGCGATATCCACGGATCAGCAGGTCGTCTGCTCCATTTCGCTGCGGGGCTTGCCAATCAGCCCTGATTTGGACACGCCCATTGTTGTATACAAGATTGGCGCTCAAATTAACGACAGCCTGTGGCGCCTCAAGCGTGAAACGGTCTTTGGGAATCGCAATCGGCAGGTCGTTATCGACATAGCCAAATTTGCTCGCGTTGTATTGAATTGCCTCAACTTGGAAGATAAGCGGCTCAACTTCTACAACGGAAATAATTTTGTAGAGAGCAGCTTCTAGGGCAGACCACTCAAGAACCCATAAGGCATTGACTTGGCTATTAACAACACCGTCAACGATGGCTGTCGTCGTTCCAAGCGCATCAATATCAGTGTTGACCTCAAGCGTGTCGCCGTCTTGCGTTAAAAGAATATCGACGGCGTTTTGAACTGCCAGGTTACGGACAGCCGTGCCGAGGTCCTCTGATTCGCTGATCAGGTTATGAACGCTGAGCTTGGGGCGCTTTGTGATTGAGCCGTCAGGGTTGACAGTGGTTTCGCCATCAGGCACCACCAAAGTCAACGTGTAATCAATCGCGGGATTCAGATTTAAGACTGCATCAAGCTTGATGCGGTTGCCGTCAATTTCTTTGATGCGGCCGCCCAGGCGCTGTCCTTGCTTCAATGGGTCGGCAATCTGGATCACCTCGCCAACACCGGCTGCTAAGCC